CGCGCAGCCACGTCTCCCAAGCCTTTGTCTTTGCCTCGTCGCGGCTCATGCCCTGCTCCGTGTACTGCCTGATCTCGCGTTCCACCGCGCTGTTGCCGCCGTTTATCAGCGCGTCGGTCAGCGTGTTGGCAAGCGTCGTGTTAAATTCTTCGCTGCCTTCCACAAACGCCTGTTTCAGCACGTTTTTAAAGTACGACTTGGCGTCCTTCACCGGTGCGCCGTTTGCAAACGACTCCAACTTGTCCAGTGAAATACGCTCAAAGATCAGCTCCGCCGAGCCCTGCGCGATCATCGCCGCCGTTGCCTGGTTGATGTCGCCGCCGTTCTGAATCACCTCGTTGGCAGCGCCCACACCGGCGGAAGAAAAGAACATCGCGTTCGACGCCGCCTGTCCCACCACCGGCACCGCGTTCACCGCAGCCGCAAGCACCATGTCGCCCATGCTCATACCGGTCGAATAGAGCAGCTGCCCGATGTGATTCTCGTCGCCGATCATCTCATTCACGCTGCCGCGGATGTTCTGCGCCGTATAGTTCGCCGTGCCCTTCGGGTCATACCAGCCGTCGCCCCCGGCAAGCTCGTCCAGACGCGCCATCGCCACCTTCACCACGTCGCCCACAGAGCCGACCATGTTCACCGGCACGCTCGCCACGCTGCCCAGCGCCGCCGTCACGGGGTTCTGCTGTGTCCATTCGCGCAGTGCCTGCTGGCTCTGCTCGTTCTCCGTGCGTTCCTTATAGCGCTTGTAATACCGCACCATCTTGTCGGCGTCATAGCCCTGCGCCGTCAGCTCGCGCATATACGACGCACGCGCCGCCTGCGCGTCCGTGATGTTCTCAAACTGCCCCTTGTGCCCTGTCGGTGCGCCGGTATCATTCGCCAGCGAGGGCAGCTCCTTATCGATCGCGGCAATATCCTCCATGATCTTTGTCACGCGCGGATTTTGCTCGGCGATGTCCAGATAGTACCGCCGTTCGCTCTTATCCTCGATCGCCTGATTCAGCTGGTACCGCAGACCGTCAAAATACTGCGCCTTCGGCAGCGTCTTTTTCAGCTCCTGCAGCTCCTCCACGCTGCCGGTCTCGATGATCCGCCGCGCCACATACGCCTTGTCCTCGTCGCTCAGCGCCGTGCTCTGATAGTGTTTGTCGCCCTCGTTGTTCTCAAAGGTCTCATAAATGTGCTTTACCTCGTCCTGCGTCAGCCCGTACTTCTCCGCACGGCTCTTGAACACCGCGTTTCGGTCAAATTCCTGTGCGTTCCGCAGTCCGTCGCCGTAGTCGCGGCGTATCTCGTCATAGATCCGCTGTCCCATGCTGTCGGAGGAACGCAGCACGCCCATCAGGTCATCAAAACCAAGACTTCCGTACTTGTCCTCGCGCAGTCCCTGCTTCTGATAGGCGCGGATGTCCTTGTAGTTTTTCTCCAGCTCGTCCTTGTCCAGCCCGTATTTCTCCGCCGCCTGCGCCGCGTCCGTGCCGCCCTGCACCAGCTCGCGCAGCGCGTCGCCGGTTTTTTTAGTCTTGTAGTCGTTGTTTCGCTTTTCTTCGTCGCGGTTCTGTGCAAACCAGCTTTCGCTCTCGTCCAGCGCCGCGCCCATGCTCTTGATGCTCTCGTTCAGCTTGCCGTAGCGCGCCGCGTCGGTCCCTTTCAGACTGTCCGCGTAGGACTGCATATACCGCAGCTGACCGCGCAGAGAATCAAGCTGCTGCCGCTGTTTGCCGAACTCGTCCGCCGTCCACTGTGCGCCGCTCATTTGCCGCTGTCCGTTCACGCCGTCGATAAAGCTCTTGATGTTTTTGCCGGTGCTCTCCAGCGCCTCGGTGTTCCAGCCGATCTTGTTGTCTGCTTTTAGCTGTCTGTATCGCTCCAAGCTCAGCGCCATGTTTTATCCCCCTACACTCCAAAGTACTGATACACATAAGCCGCCTCTGCGTCACTCAATCCGGATTTCGCAAGCAGCTGCTCCAGCGTTTTCTCCGACAGCGTGCCGTAATGCTGTCCGTTGCGGCGCACCATCTCAATAAACTTGCTCGTTTTCTCGCTGTTCATAGGCTCCACCGGCATATCCGCCGCCGACGCCACTTCTCCGGTCTTTGCCATTTTCTCCGCAAGCGTCAGGTCCTTTTCGTCCACCTTGCCGTCATGGTTATAGTCAAAATCGCCGATCATCTCGTCCCTGATCTTTCGCTTTCCGTCCAGATGGTTCATGATCTTGTCGGCGTTCTTCTCATGCGTTTTCTTGTTTGTTTCCACCTGCTTGGCGGCTGCCTTCTGCGCCGCTTCCTGCTGCTTTGCGGCTTCCTTTGCCGCCGCCACGCGCACGTTGTACGCGTCCTCGGCGCGCTGATACGCCATTTTCTGTTCAAATTCCTGCGCGTCCGCCGCCAGCTGCGCACGGCTCTGCGCACTCTGCGTGTCGTGCTGGTAACGCGCATTGTCAATGCTCCGCGCCTGCATCGCGTTCTCCGCTGCGCCCGACAGCCTGCTGCGCCATACATCGTTGGCAAAGTCCTGCCGCTGCAGCGCCGCCTGCCTCTCGCCCTGATAACGGTCGGCAAGATAGCCGAGATAGTTCATTTTGTCGCCCTGCAAGTCGCGGGCGCGCTGATACCCCGTGTCCGCCATGCTCTGATAGAGCTGTGCCGCGTTGCCTGCCTGTGCCGTCCGTGCCGCCTGCTCCTGCCGTCCGAGCGCGCGGAAGGTCGGCGCATAGTTCGCCAGATTCGCGCCGATGTCGCCCTGCACCTCGCTTCCCACCGCCGCCGCATAGGTCGGTGTAAAGCCGCCGCTCAGCATATTTGCCGTTTCCTGCGCCGCCTCGCGCCCTCTGAGCGCGTTTTGGCTGTATGCCTGAGCAAACTCCTTATAATTATTATCGTTGCTCAAATCGTAAATAAAGCCGCTTTTCGTCAGGTAATCGTTGATAGCCCTGTCCAGCCTGCCGTCCGCCGTGTGGCTGTAGTCCGCGTCGGCGGCAGCCTGTTCCGCCGCCGCCAGCGCAGCGGCAGCCTGCGCGTCACTCCCTGCCGCCGCGGGCTGCTCGTTCATCAGCGCATACAGCCGCTCATTTTCCCCATTTACCGCCATGTTGACCTCCTACCTGATCTTGCTGTAGAGATAGTTATAATACGCGCTGTTCTGCGCCGCCTGCTGGTTCAGGCTCGCCTGCGTGTCGGCGCTCACGCTGTTGTGCTCATACTGACTCTCTGCCAACTGCCGAATGCTCGACAAATCGCTCTGCGCCGCGCCGAGCCGTGCCTGCCAGTTTTGCAGCTCCTGCGAGAACGCGGTCATGTCAAGCCCCCGTTCGGTGCTGTATTTGTTCTGGTAGTAGGTCATAAAGTTGTAGTTGTCGCTCACCTTATCACGAAAACGCGCATAGGCGGAGTCGTCAAAGCCTTTCAGCAGCCCGATCTGCGTCATAGTCTGCTCCTGCTCCTGCTGCCAGTTGGCGAGCGCCGAGTTGCGCAGAGACGGGATCTTGCTCGCCAGCTCCTCCATCTGCTGCCCGTAGGCGCGTTGACCGGCAGCCTGCGCATAGCTGTTGCTGTAGCCGCCGGTGTTGGCGCTGTAGGCTCCCTGTACGTTCTCCTGTGCCTTTTCGCCCTCGCGCCTGTAGTAGTCCTTTTGCGTCTGATAGTCGGCGCTGTTCTCGGCGCTCCACTCAAACTTGTTGTCACGGTAACGGTCCGCCAGCGTGCTGATCTGATCGCCGTAGGCGCTCTTATAGCCCTTGTTCACCGTGTCCGTGTAGCGCTTCGCAAAATAATCCGTCGCCAGCCGTGCGTTCTGTGTCGCCGCACTGTCGCGGTACGTCGGCGCGCTGTTCGCCACACTGTTATACCGCCTCACCGCATCGTCCACCTGCTGCGGTCCATATACGTTATACACCATCGTTCATCCCTCCGATCCTGCTGAGCTTGTCAAAAAAGTCTTCCTCAAAGTTATCCTCGCCGATGTTCTGCAGCACAAAGCTCACCTGCTCATACATGTCATTAGCCCATGCTCTCAGCTCGCGCACATCCTCCGTCTCGGGCGGCGGATCAAGCTTCAAAACCGCCATGTCTTGTCACTTCCTCCTGCAAAGTCGATCTGCAAGCCGCCGATCACCATCTCGCCGCTGCCCTCCACGCGCAGCCGCAAATAGTCCGACCGCCGCACCGGCACCGGCGCGGTCACATGCCGCCTCGGCTCAAAGTGCAGCCGTTTCAGCAGCACCCACGCGCCGTCACGCTTGAACTGTGCATACACCTCAGCCTGCATATCCTCTGCGGCTTGCAGCTGTATCTGTATCTTGGAGATATACTTTTTGCCGAAGTCGTCGCCGTACAGATCCGGCGTTTCAAAAAACCATGCAAAGCGGCTCTCCGTTTCACCGTTCAGCAGGCTGTTTCGCGGCGACGCGCACCTCACCGCGCCCTCGCCGTCGATATAATACAGCAGATTGTTATAGGTCACGCAGCACTGCATCTGCGTGTCATCCTCCTTGTGCCACATGCCCTTCACGGTGTCGAGCACCAGCAGCTCCCAGCCGCCGCTCTCATTCTGTGCCGAAAGATAATACTTGTCGCCGTGCCGTCCTGCCACGCCGTTTTGATAGTGCACCGCGCCAAACGCTTCCTCGCTCACCAGCACCGGCTGACCGCCCGGCATGTAGCGGCACACGCCGTTATAGCTCAGGTAATACAGCACGCCGTTGATCCACACCACGCTTTTCTCACTGCCGCGCGCCACGCCCGGCACGTTGTAGCTTGCAAGCGCAAAGTTGCTCGGCTTGTTGCCGAACAGCTTGATGATCCAGTTTTCCTTGAAGAAGATCACGCTGTCGTTCTGTCTGGCAATACCGGTAAAGCCGCCCTCGCTGCCTACCGTCGCCGCGTAGCTGTCCGTCGAAATGCCCTCGCCGTATGCCTGCCAGTTGGTGCAGTCGCCCTGCTTGCAGCTGTATATCTCATGGTTTTGGCTGCTGCACGTCCACAGGCGGTTGTCTACCTCCAGCATCAGTCCGCTGTCCGCCTGCGGCATCACGCGCTCCACCGTCAGCGGCCCCGTGTACGGCACGCTCCTGTCAATGTTCGCCTTGATCACGATGCACTGCCTGTCCACATAATAGAGCTTAAACCAGCCGCCGTTGAGCACCTCCAAATAATTGCCCCAGTCATAGTTGCTCGACCACGGCGTCAGTGTTGCAACGCTGTGCACCATACCGCTGAGCTTCACCCAGTCGCCCTTTCGCAGTCCGGCAAACAGATCCGCGTTCGTGCCGTCGTTGCGCGAGATCTTCACATAATAGTTGTCGATTTTCACAAACCGGCGCAAATCGCCGTATGTATGATATTCCTCTCCATCTATAGTGTGGGTTCTGCCGTCGAGTATATCCGTACATCGGTAAACGCCGCTTGGGCTTTCTCCCTGTGCTTCCACTGTTTCGCCGACCTTGATGGTTCCCCATTTTGTAAAATATGTATCCTGCCACGGCTCCACAGCATCCTCTATTTGATATTCGTTTGGCGGATTCGTCTGCTTATAATAATCCTCTAAGCCGCTTGCTTTTTCATAGATGTAGTTGA